CGTCCTGTTTCACGTTCGCGCCGCGGTGGATAGACTGGTAGCGGCGGGCAGCCGCCACCAACACCGCTGTCAGGACTGGAGAGCCCGTGGACAGAGCACAACGCGAAGCCATCGTGGCGGCCGCCATGGGGCAGTCCGGCCGTCTGTCCAGAGAGGTGGCCGCTGAGCTGGCCAACCGGCTCGGCTGTTCGGCAACCACGATCTGGAGGATTGCCCGGCGGGTGGCCCCGGCGGCGCCCCCGCCGCTTCGCCTCGAGCGGAGTCACGCCCCGGCCCCGGCCATGCCTGACCAGGCGCCCGCCCTGCCCGGCCCGGTGCCGCTCCCGCCTCCGGCCGTTGACCTCGCCTCCCTGAGCTACGAAGACGCGCTGGGGGTTCTGCTCAACACCCTCACCCGGTTCCTCGCAGCGGAGCGCGGCGACTGGGCGGTGTCCGCGGCCCGCGCCATCCAGGGCATCCTCGAGGCCCGGCACGCGCTCAAGGCGCCGGCCTCCGATGGCCTGTCCGTTGACGCGGCGGCCGCGGCCGCTGAGCTCGCACGCCTACGGGCCTCCCTGCCCCCGGCGCTCCGTCGGGCGATGGAGGGCGCGGCGTGACCGTAGCCACCCTGGAGACCCTCCAGGCGCTTGCCAAGATGCGCGCCATCGTCCAGGCCTGCCAGGAAGACCCGCTGGCCTGGATCTCATGGCTCCCGGTGCAGGCGTCCTTCCTCGCCGACCCGGCGCCGATCAAGCTCCTCCGGGCCGGCAACCAGGTGGGGAAGACTTGGGCCGGGCTCGCAGAGGTCCACTACCAGGCAATCGGGCGGCACCCGCTGCGGCCGATCGCCCCGCGGCCTGAGGGCGCCCGCTTCGAGGCCTGGGTGGTGTGCAGCTCGTGGGCGCAGTCCCTGGCCATCCAAGAGAAGCTCTGGCACATCGCCCGGCGCTACCTCGTAGACGACTGCAAGTATGACCCCATCAACGGCTTCCACGCGAACAAGCCGGCGGCCCGGTACAAGAACGGCGCCATCGTGCGCTTTAAGACTGGCAACCAAGACAGCCTCGACCTCGCAGGCGCCACCATCAACCTGGTGCTCTTCGATGAGCCCCCGCGGCCCACGGTCTTCTCCGAGGTGCTCCAGCGCGTCAAGCGCCTCCAGGGACAGGTGCTGCTCACCCTGACGCCCATCGGGGCGCCCGTCGATTGGCTGCGGGCCATGGTGGAGGAGGGGGCGGTCTCGGAGCATCACACCCGGCTCACGCCTGAGGCGCTCATCCCCATCGGGGAAACGGAGCCCCTACGCCTCCCCGACGGGCGGCCGATGGATGCTCAGTGGATCGCAGAGGCTGAGCGCGTGTGCCTGCCCTCGGAGCGGGACGTGCGCATCCACGGGGGATGGGAGACCCGGACCATCCAGCGGGTCTTCGATGCCTTCGACACCGGCGTCCATGTCCGGCCCATCACCGGCCTCCCGGAAGGCGAGTGGGAGCTCGTGCTTGGCCTGGACCACGGGACGAAGGAGTACAAGCAGAGCGCCATTCTGGCCGCGGTCCAACGGCCGGTCAAGGAGGCCGACCCGTACCGGCTCATTGTGCTAGACGAAGACGTGGGCGCCCATGCCCGGTCACAGAAGGGCGACGCGCTGGCGCTCTTGGAGATGCTTGACCGGAACGGCTTCTCCTGGAAGGACCTCGACGAAGTGTGGGGCGACCGGATCCACATCGGAGGGACGGGCGACAAGAAGGCGAACCGGGATCTGGCCGCCAACATCGCCCGGCTCCTGCACGTTGACGAGCGCTCCCTCAAGCCGGGCATTCTGACGGTGAAGCGCGGCGTGGGGCGCAACAAGGGAAGCGTGATGGCGGGGTGCCGATGGATCTACCAACTACTGGTAGAGCCCGGGTCCTTCGTCGTGTCGCCCCGGTGCGCGCACCTCATCGACGCCCTCGAGAAGTGGCAGGGTTCCGATGACGTCCACAAAGACAAGTTAGACGCCCTGCGGTACGCGCTACAATCGCACATCTTCCGGCGTCAGGCTACGCTCTCCCGGGCGGCCGCCGGCCGCACCCTCCGCTTCTACTGAGGCCCGCCGATGTACCCTCGTGATGCCCTCGGCTACGCGCCCCCGTCCTCTCCCAATGAGGTGACCGTGCTCTTTGACGAGGCCCCGCAGCCGGCGGTCTTCTGGGAAGTGCTTGAGCGCGTGAAGCGCCTCCAAGGCCAAGTGCCTCTGACGCTCAAGCCCATCGGGGCGCCTGTCGATTGGCTGCGGGCGATGGTAGAGGAGCGCGCGGTCTCCGAGCATCACACCCGGCTCACGCCTGATGCGCTCATGCCCATCGGGGAGACTGAGCCCTTACGCCTCCCCGACGGGCGGCCGCCGGCCGCACTCTCCGCTTCTATTGAGGCCGCCGATGTACCCTCGTGATGCCCTCGGCTACGCGCCCCCGTCCTCTCCCGATGAGGTGACCCGCGCCCGGTGGGAAGAGACCAGGCGGCGGCGGCGGCTGCTGGATGGCGTCTGGAGGTCGGACCTCGAGCGCCACCTCGAGCGCCACCTCGGGAGCGTCCGGCGGGAGGCCTGGGGGCCGGTGAGCTTGGCGGCCAACGTCTTCGAGGCCGGGTGCCGAGAGCTCTCCGTGCTCTACGACCATGAGCCAGAAGTCACTCACGAGCGCTCAGAGGCCGTCGGCATTGAGCGCCAACTGCGCATCGCCGGGCTCTGGGGCCTGATGGCCCGGGTGCAGTTCTACGTCACCGGCCTCCGGGAGATGATGGTCCGGGCGCACGTCGCCGAAGACGGGCGCCTTCGCTTCCGGCCGGTGTACCCGGATATGGTCTGGGCTGACGCCCCGGTGGATGCGCCTGAGCAGCCCCGGACGGTTCACGAGTACCGGCTGCGGCACGTGGAGGGGCACGGCCCGGAGCCCGTCTGGACGGTTGACGTGCTCTCCGTGGCCGACCCTGAGGCGCCCGTCTACCGGGTCCACCTCCTGACCGGCGGGGGCACCCTGGGGGCTGACATCTCGGAGGCCACCTTGGGCGGCGACTACTCCGGGGAGGCCTACCCGTACCGTCGGGCCGATGGGCGGCCGGTGCTGCCCTACGTGCTGTACCACGCGGTTCGACCTGGTGACCGGCTGTGGGACCCCTACGCCATCCAAGAGGTGGTAGACGGCTCCCTCGACATGGCGGTCTTCTCTGCCTTCGTGGCTCACTCTTTCCGGGACTCTTCGTGGCCGCAAAGGTACGTTGTGAACCTCGAGGTGGACGCGGCAGAGGTTGTCGAGACGCAGAACGGGCGGCGGATTGAGGTGGTCACGGACCCCGCCTCCTTGCTCCGCTTCCGTTCCGCCCGGGACACGGAGGATGCCGGCCAACCGATGGTCGGGCAGTTCCAAGCCGGCGCCGATGTCGAGAAGATGCAGGGCGTCCTCGAGTCCATGACGGCGCGCCTGGCCGTGTCCATGGGCGTCCCGCCCTCGGACCTCCAGCGCATGACGAGCACGGCGCGGAGCGGGGCGGCCATCGCGCTCACCAACGAGGGCAAGCGGACGGCGCAGCGTCGGGCCGCGGTGTCCATGCGGGACTCCGACGAGCGCCTCGTCGCGCTCTCCGCCATCCTCCTCAATCGGTTCCTCGGGTTCCCGGCGGGTCAGGGATACCCTGAGTCGGGCTACCAGGTTCGCTACAAGGAGCTCCCCTTGTCGCCTGACGAGCGCCGCGCCCGTCGTGAGGACGTGCTGGCTCTGCTTGAGGCTGGCCTCATGACTCAGGCCGAAGCGTACCAGGAGATGCACCCCGGCCTCTCCTTCGAGGTGGCGGCCCGGCGGGTGGAGGCGCTGGAGGCGGCCGCCCCCACCCCGGTGCCCCCGGCGGCCCCGGTGGCCCCGGGGGTCGAGGCTCGTGACGAGTCAGATGAGGACGCGGCGGTGGAGCTGGACGGCGCCCGCATCGCTCTTGCGGCGGCCTTGGCGCTCACGCCTACCGCGGAGGTCGAGGCCTACCTCCGCACCGCCCTCGAGAGCTTGGACGAAGCGGTGGCCGTCCTGACGCGGGAGGATGACTGATGCCGCTGGTCCCCCCGGCGGACGTCGCGGCGGCCGCGGCCCGTGGCCTCGAGGTGCGCGCCACCAAGCCCCCCTCGGAGCGCGGCGGTACGGCCGTTGGCCTGGCCAGGGCGCGGGACCTGTCAGGGCGCCGGGTGGTCTCCTTCGACACCGTGCTCCGCATGGCCAGGTACTTCGCGCGCCACCTCATCGACCGGGAGGGGGCCACCTGGTCTGAGCAGGGCAAGGGCTGGCAGGCCTGGCAGCTTTGGGGCGGAGACCCCGGCGTCCGTTGGGCGCTGACGGTCATGCGGCGGGAGGCCCCGGCCTTGTACGAGGCCTTCGTCGAGACCCGGACGGGGCGCAAGCTCCGTGAGCAGTTCACTTCCTCTGGAGAGCGATAACCATGAGCAGCGAGAGCACGGCGGATACTGTCCCTTACGCCCGGTTCCGGGAGACCATCGAGAAGCTCCGGGAGGCTGAGGCGCGCATCGCCAACCTCGAGGGCGAGGTCAAGAGCGCCGGCACCGCGGCCCAACGGGCGGCGGCTCTGGAGGCTGAGCTCACCGCGGCCAAGCAGGCGGCTGAGCAGACGGCCACGCGCTTCGACCGTTGGAAGGCGCTGACCTCCACCGGCATCACTCACCCCGACTTGGCCAGCGCCATCGAGGCTGAGTACGAGCGCATCCAGCCCGGGGAGGGCGGCAAGCGCCCGGACCTGGTGGAGCTGGTGAGCGCTTGGAAGTCCAAGCCTGACGAGGCGCCCTTCCTCCTTCGGCCGCACCTTCAGGCCCTTGCCCC